TACATTTTTTAACAATATGAATATTCAAAGAAGACTACCATTTAAATATGATGAAAAAACAGATATTCAACTTCAATGTGGAACAAATGTAGGGTCACACGAATTGTCTGTATTTGGTGAAGGCATACTACAAGACTTGCCAAGAACAACGAGTTATAGTTAATGAAAACATTTTTAGAGTTTATAACAGAAGCTGAAACAAAAAGAATTATAATGATAGGTGGACCTGGTTCAGGTAAATCAACCTATTCAGAAATTATAACTAAGAAGTTAGGTATACCTCATATCTACACAGGTGATATGATGAGAAAATTAGCACAACAAGATACACCAGACGGTCGTAAAGTAAAAGAATTATTATCTAAAGGTGAGTTTGCACCATTAGACATTGTGATTAAAGCAGTTAAAGATAGAGTTTCACAATCAGACGCAAAAAATGGATATGTGTTTGATGGTTTTCCTCGTAATGTTGTTCAAGCAAATAAAATGAAAGAAGAAGGTATTGGTTATGATTATGTAATTAATTTACAAGTATCGGAAGAAGAAGTAATAAGAAGATTATCAGCAAGAGGAAGAGCAGATGATAAACCAGAAATTATTAAAAATAGAATTAAAGTATATCATAGAGAAACTGCTCCATTATTAGATTACTTCAAAAACGAAATTATAAACATAAAAGCAGAAGGTGGAACACCTGAAAGCGTAGCAGACGAAATTATTAAAAAGGTAGAAAATGCAAGTACATAGTTTCCAACAACACTTAGCTGAAGGATTATATGATCCAGCAATTTTTAAAGCGTTCTTTTTGGCAGGAGGACCTGGTGCAGGTAAAAGTTTTGTTACTCAATCTATATTTTCTGGTTCAGGTGTTAAAGTAGTTAATTCAGATATAGCATTTGAACGAGGATTAAAAAATGCAAATTTATCTTTATCTATGCCACCTGAAGAAGAATACTTTAGAGATATAGTGCGAAAACGTGCTAAAGCAACTGCCATATCACAATTAGATAATTATGTAGAAGGTAGATTAGGATTAGTAATAGACGCAACAGGAAGAGATTATGATTTGATACAAAGACAGCATAATATGTTGCAACAATTAGGTTATGATTGTTATATGATTTTTGTTAATACAAGTTTAGAAGTTGCGTTAGAAAGACAACAACGTAGAGAACGTAAAGTGCCAGAATACATAACTAAAAATAGTTGGCAAGGTGTTCAAAATAATATTGGAAAATTTCAACGACTATTTGGTATGGAAAATTTTATCGTAATAGATAATAATAAATCTGATTTAGAGTTAGTTACTACAACTATGAGTAAAATATATAAACTAGTAAAAAAATTAATTTCAAATCCCATCAAAAGTTATATTGCAAAAAGATGGATAGTTAAAGAAAGACAAGCAAGAAAACAATGAAAAGTTTTAAAGATTTTAATAAACATATAAACGAAAGTATCATTGACATTCCTAGAAGAACGTATGCTACAGGTGTGTTTGATAATGCTGATACTAGTAATCCTAAATTAAAATCTTCAGTAAGAAAACAAGCATTAGACGGAATTAAAACATTTGAAAAATTTGGAAAAGTGGTTAAATACACTTTGATTGGTTCTATATTGACAAAACAATATAGAGAAGACGCAGACCTTGACATTAATATCTTATTTGATATACCTGGTTCACAAGCAGAACAAGAAAAGGTACACGAAAAAATAAGAGAGTATCAAGGAACAATTAATGGTAAAACAATACCAGGAACAAAACATCCAATCAACTTCTTTTCCATCATAGATCCTGCTACATTTAATAAGGCACGAGAACAGGCTGATGGTACTTTTGACATAGACAAAAACGAGTTTATGAAAAGACCAAAACCTGATAAATTCGAGCCTGAAAAATACGTGGCGGATTTTCAGAAGCGTGTTTCTGAAATAGATGTTGTTAAGGGTGAATTGGAACGAGATATGATTGATTATGAGGAATTGAAACATTTAGGTAAAGATGAAATTCAAAACCTAGATAAATTAATTTCTAAAAAGTTAGATGAGATTAAAGATTCCATTAACACATTAATTGATATTGGTGATAAAACAACACAGGATAGAAAAGATGTCTTCCTGAAAGATATGTCACCAGACGAAATCAGAAAGTTTGGTGTTAAAAATCGTATGCCAAAAAATGTTATTTACAAAATGTTAGAGAAGTATCATTATCTCAAATTCTTTAAACATTTGAAAGACATTATGGATGACGGTAAGATAACTCCAGACGAACTGAAATCATTATCAAAAATAAAAGAGGCCAAAGGTAGACATATAGCGTTTACCTTTGGTCGTTTTAATCCACCAACTATAGGACACGAAAAACTCTTAAATAAGATTGCTTCAGTATCGGCAGATAATTATTTTATCTTTTTAAGTAAGACGGAAGATTCAAATAAGAATCCATTATCATATAGAGAAAAAGTTTCTATAATGAAACAAATGTTTCCTAGTCACGCTAGAAACATTGTAGTAAGTCCTTCTAATAGTGTATTTGAAATTGTTACTGATTTATATAAAAGAGGTGCAACAGAAATAACTATGGTAGTTGGTAGTGATAGAGTACGAGAGTTTGAAGATACGATTAAAAAATATAATGGTATCAGAAGCAGACACGGATATTATAACTTTGATAATGTCCACATTGTATCAGCAGGCGAAAGAGATCCTGACGCTGAAGGTGCAACAGGAATGTCAGCAAGTAAGATGAGAGCGGCTGCTAAATCAGACGACTTTACATCTTTCAAAAAAGGATTACCTAGAAGTTTTGCTAGAACAATGGAAGCAGAAAAATTATTTAAACGTGTTAGACAAGGAATGAACTTAGCGGCGTCTGTTAATCCAGACTTCGGTGCAGGTGCATTACGATTTAAACCGTTCTTAACTGCTTCTACAAAAGAAGAACTAGAAAAAATGACATTACGAGATCAATATATTTCTGAACATCTTTATGATATAGGAGATATTGTAGATGATATCGAAAATGGAATCACAGGAGTAATCATAAGACGCGGAACAAATTACGTAACACTAGAAGATTCAGAAATGAAACTACACAAATCTTGGTTACATAACATTATGGAAACTCCAGTTTATCCTGTACAATTAGAAGAACGAGCAAGAGAGCTTAAGTATGATAAAGAAACAGATCAACCTAAAAAATACGTGAAAGGTCTTTCTGATAAAGAAAAGAAAGCACACGATAGACATTTAGAAAAACAAGGCAAAAAATCAGACAGCGATCCAAGTGCATATACACAATCGCCTGCTGATAAAGTTGCAAAAACAAAACCAAGTAAGTACACTAAACGCTTCAAACAAATGTACGGTGAACTTACTACAGTTAAAACAATTACAAAAGAAACTAAACATATGAGTATGCCAGAGGCCGTAGATATAGGGCACGATTGGGCTATGCAAAACGCAAAGATGACCCCAGGCGAACCTCAATACGACCCTAATTATCAAGGCACTACTTATAAACCAAGTAAAACTGAAGATAATTTAAAACAAGTTTCTGCTAAAAGGATTAGTAGTATGATAAGTCAAGTAGAGTTAAAAGATATCGAAGAATGGGTATCTAGCAAAGAGACCATAGATAAATATAAAGAAAGATATGGTAATGAATGGGAAAGTAAGTTAGAAGAATCTTACAACAAAATGGTCAATAAGTTAATTGATCGAAATGAGAATATAATTGAAAGTAGATTTAAAGAGTTTGCTAGAGATTTCAAAACACTCAATAATGAAAGTTTTGAAAGTAAACACGGTAAATCTAAAGAACAAACTAAAAAAGAGATTGGAGAATCTATGCAAGTGAAATCGTTTAAATTATTTTATGAGGGACAATCTCTTAAAGAAGAAGTTGAAAAAGCAATTAGTTATCATTTAGAAAAGAAAGTTCCTATTTCAGAAAATATCTTTAGATTTCACTCTCTAGCATTTTTTGAGTTTTACAATGTATTACGAAAAAGAATGAATGAAGAACACCTAGAGTTAAGTGAAGAAGATAAGGCAATTTTAGAAACGGATATTGGAGAGTTTGGTGAATACTTTGGTGATTCAGTACCGTTAGACCTGCCAATGATTGATGAGGAAGATGAAAAAAATCCTCCGATTGGTAAACCAAAACGAGGCGGGCCTAAAAAGTTTTATGTGTATGTAAAAGACGGTGACAAAATTAAAAAAGTCACTTGGGGTGATACTACAGGATTATCAGTTAAGTTGAATGATCCTGAAGCAAGAAAATCTTTTGCTGCTAGACACAAATGTGATCAGCAAAAAGATAGAACTAGTGCTGCATATTGGGCGTGTAATACTCCAAGATATGCAAAAGCATTAGGATTATCTGGCGGAGGTAATTTTTTCTGGTAATGAATACACCTTATAAAGACATATACGCTGAGGAATACTTTATACGAGAGTTTAATGAAAGTAGTCCAGAAGAAGAATTTGTTTGGCATAGAGATCGTGCCAATCGAACAATAGTTGCTAAAGAAGGTGAAGAATGGTTTATACAAATGGACAATGAAATGCCTAAAGTGATTGAGATAGATAAACCTTTTTATATTAGAGAGGGTGTATTTCATAGAATATTAAAAGGCAAAGGCAATTTAAAATTACAAATTTGGGAAAACAAAAATGACAAAATATAGAACAAGTTGGACACAAATCTTAGAACAAGTAAATGAGGGGCAATCTCATACAGTTAGATATACAGATCCTTTAAATAAAAAAAGATTTGCTATACCATACAAAACACACGCTGATGCTGAAAAGAAAATGGCACAGTTAAAAAAAGATGGTGTAAAAGAAATTCAAATTACAATGGATACTTTAAAACCTAATGTTAAGTTTAAAGAAGAAGTTGAAATAAAAGAACAAAATACAGATGACCACGAAGTTTCTATGGCACGTGGTGAATTAGAAGCAATTGCAGATAAGGCATTAGCACTTTCTTCTATACTAAAAGACAAATCAGAAGCAGGCAATCCTATTGAGGCTTGGGTACAATCTAAAATTACTAAATCCGCAGATATGATTTCTACAATTTATGATTATATGGTTTATAATCCAGAAGTAAATGAAGAACATTTACAAGAAGCAGAAACTTCTGTACCAGAAAGAATTGCGAAATTACGTATTAGACAAATGATGTTGCAAATGAAATTGAATAATATGGATAAAGCAGATCCTAAAAATAAAACTCCTATGGCAATTGCTAAAAATGACATAGAGAATATTCAGTTACGATTAGATCAATTAAGAAAACAACAAGGTATTGCTGCTCAAAAAGAACCTGAAAACGATAAAAAAGAAATTAAAGAAGAACCATACGGTTGGACATTAGTTTCAAAAGCAAAAGACCTTGCTAAAAAGTTTGCAGGCAATATGACAAAAGCATATGATGAAATAGAAAAACTAGCAAAAGATTTAAGTAAGAATAACGAAGTGCAAAAGGCACTACGACAATATAATGAAGAATTAAAAGAAGAAATTAAACCTGAACAACTTAAAAAATTAAAAGACACTTGGGCAGACTTAAAAACTATACCATTTGATAAAGTAAAACCATTAAGAAACTTTTTAGATAGACACTCAACAGATAGTTTAATGCAACTTGCACAAGCAAATATAAATTTTGTATCTAATATGGCACGAAGTGTTATGAATAAAAGAAAAATGGGTGATCCTAAACATTCAGGTTCTATGAGAGAAGATACGGATAGGCCTACACCAAATAATCCTAATCCAAGTGCAATAAGTGAACAAATTGAAGGACTTAAAAATAAGTCTGAAAAATCAGGCATATCATACGGTATACTAAAACAAGTATATGATAGAGGTATGGCTGCGTGGAAAGGTGGTCATAGACCAGGAACTACTCCACAACAATGGGCGTTTGCAAGAGTCAATTCGTTCATTACAAAAGGTAAAACATATTATACGGCTGACGCTGATTTGGCTAAAAAAGCTGGTAAGAAATAGGAGAAAAAAAATGGGAGACAAATACCTACAATCAAAACAAGGCAGCTTAGAAGAAATAGCAACTAAAATTGCAGTCGAGCAGCCTACTATAGTAAAACAACAACCAAAAGTAACACTACAAGCACAATCATATTTTAGTATGAAAGAAAATTCACTTGCTGATGTTGCTGCTAGAGTTGTTTCTGAAAGTTTAATTAAAGAAGAAAAATTTAAAGCTGATTATACAATTGAAAAAAGAGCGCCAAGACATATAAGTGATGAAGAAGATGAAGGTGAATCTTATGGTTCAATTACTGTATCAGCAAAAGATGCTGGAGAAGCAAAGAAAAAAATTGAAGATGAAATAGATAAACGAATAGACAAAATGAAAAAAAATCCTAACTTAAAAGGATATTCATTTGAAGGATATATTGATGGTTCAGTTCAAAAAATTTCTGAAGCTTTAGATCCAGTAAACAAAGATGCTGTTAAAAAAGATTTTAAAAATAGAAACGATAAAGATATAGACAATGACGGTGATGTAGATTCAACAGACAAATATTTACACACAAGAAGACAAGCTATTTCAAAGGCAGTAAAAAGTGAAACTCATACGTTTACTGCTCAACCTATCAATCAAAAACAAAAAGATACTAAAGGCGAAAAAGAAGTAATCAATCCTATCAAAGAAGGAAAGATGAAAGATATTGCTACAGATCAATCTGAATTAAAAAGATTAAATGCTAGACTATCACAATTAAAGGATAAAAAAGCTGCAGACCAAGGTGATACAACTGATATTGTAAAAGATATTTTACAAACTCAAAGATCAATTAAAAATGTTCAAATTAGATTAAAGAATGTTCCAAAAGAAGTAAAAGAAAATATAAAAGAAGATGGTGAAACAGGTGGTGGAATATATGCTCTTCGTGCTATTAGAGATAAAAGAGAAAGATTACAAGATCAATTAAGAGATTTAGATAAAAAAGATCCAAACTATAAACAAAAAGCAGACACTCTTAAAAAACAAATTGAAAATCAAAAAGAAATAATGCATAGAAAACAAAGAGAAGTTTTTGGTAGTTATGATCCTTCTATCAGAGAAGCAAGGTGGGAAATTGAAGGTAGAGTAAATTACAAAGGTGTAGGTCCTGAAGACGGCTTTCATATGGTTATTGACGCACCAAACCAAGACGCTGCTGAAGATAAAGCCTTTGATGAATTAGTAAAAGCAAGAAAACAAAGAAAAATAGGTCCAGGCGGCGGTGGTGGTATTGATGAAATGGAAATTGAATACATTGAAAAAACTAATGATAGACTACAACCAGTTACTCAACAGGCGTTGGGAAACAGTTATGATCCTTCTCTTAAAGAAGACGATATGGGAAAGTTTCACAAAATGCAAAAAGATGGTAAGTCTGCTGATGAGATTGCTAAGGCATTAGAATTAGATGTTAAGTCTGTTAAGAAGTTAATGGATTTAGATGAAGTAAGAAATCCTTATGCAGTAGGTATGGCACAAGCAATGAAATCTAAAAATGATAAACCACCTTTAGAAAAATCTACAATTACAAAAGCACATGATATTGCTAAATCAATTATGAAAAAAGAACAAGTTTGTCCT